ACGAGTTCAAGGCCGAATTGCAAGACGCGGTCTCGAAGATGCCCAGTGAGATGAAAGACCTCTACATCCAAATCGAAGGGGCCGACAAGATATCGGATGCCGAGCGGGCGTCGGTTTATTCAAAAGCCACGTTTTATCGGAAAAGAGAAACGCTTTGCGGGCACCTGGTAAAAGCTGGCGTTTGGTCGCCAAAAGAAAAAACGAAAAAAACGGACCCTTTTTTGCAGAAAGACTGAGACAAAAAAGAATTCGCTCGTATATGAGGTTATGGGCCGCGCTTTTTGCGGTCTAACCATGGGACATATATGGCGACAACTCGACGCAAGTCATCCACTCATACCGCAACTCCGACTCGAACACTTAAAAAGCCAGACGCCAGATCGCTCGTCACGTTAAGCGTCAACGATCTGAGTCACTGGATTGAAAACGCGGAAGCAAAAAGCCAGATTCAGTATCACGCTGGTCACCTAATCCTTGACCGCGACACGACTTTGACCGACTTCCCGCATGGCGTCGCCGCTCAGATTGATGCGGTCGCACGACTTGCATGGGGGGCATCCATGGACGGATTCGTATCGCTCTTCACCAAGCGATTAGGAAAAAACTCGTTCATCTATCTTGTCGAGCGCACCGACAAGAAGTTCGAATTGCCACTTCGGCACCGATCAGCCGCATCGCCCGACCGCCCCTCGATTCACTAAGGGCGGGCCGCATCATGAATCAAGAGATCGACCTGGTCGGTTTGGGAGAGCTGTCGGCCGAGCAATTGCAAGCGCTCTCGCTCACGCAGCTCAATGAGATCTTCGTTTGGGTCAAGCGCGCCAAGGGCGACATTCGAACCTATGAGACGGCGCTGCACCAGGAGCTCGTCACGCGCTTCAAAGCGCCCGCCGCTCAGATAAGGACAGCCCACGGCAAAGAAGCCGGCACCGTTCGATTCACGCAGGACGGGCACACCATCGTCGCCGACTTGCCCAAGCGCGTCGAATACGACCAGAAAAAGCTGAGAGTCGCCGTCGACGAGCTGCGCGCCCGCGGCGAGAACCCAAACGACTACGTCGCGTTTGAGATCTCGATCTCCGAGGCCGCCTGGAACGGCTACACGCCAAGCATGCGCGAGCTTTTTCAAGACGCCCGCACGGTAAAGACCGGCAAGCCGACGTTCGAGCTCATCAAGCTCGCGCCCGATGCCATCCCCGATCCCTCAAACGACAACTATTTTCGGAGCACCTAAGCATGGCGATATCACTTTCATCGCTGATTCAGACCAACCAGGTGAAGCCGCCCAGGGTTCTGATTCACGGCGTCTCGGGCGTGGGCAAAACCACTTTCGCGGCCGAATCGAAAGCGCCGGTTTTCCTCCAGACCGAGGACGGCCTGGGGACGATCAACGTGCCGCACTTTCCGCTCGCGCATACCTGGGACGAGGTGCTCGAGACGCTGGTCGCGCTCTACCAAGAGAAGCACGACTATCGGACGCTCGTCATCGATTCGGTCGATTGGCTCGAGCCGTTGATCTGGGCGAAGACATGCCGGGTCAATAAATGGGACTCGATTGAAGATCCGGGTTACGGCAAGGGTTATATCGCCGCGCTTTCGTATTGGCGAGATTACATTGACGCAATCAATGCGTTGCGCAATGACCGCGGCATGACCGTGGTGCAGATCGCGCACACCGACATTAAGCGCTATGAATCGCCCGACGTCGATCCGTATGACCGCTATGTCGTGAAGCTACATGCGAAGGCATCGGCGCTCTTGCAAGAGCATTGCGACGTCGTTCTGTTCGCCAATTACCGGGTGACCTATTTCGTCGAGGCCGGGAAAAGCAAGCCAACCAAATCAAATCGAGCAGTCGGCGGCGGCGAGCGCGTCGTGTATACGGCCGAGCGCCCGGCGTTTCTTGCAAAGAATCGATTCGGCTTGCCCGAGACGATCTCGCTCAATTGGCAGTCGTTCATGGAAGCGATGCCCGCATCGATGAATGCGTTTTTAAATCCATCCGCTTAACTAGGAGATAAAGCAATGGCATATCTTGGACAGACATTTAATGCAGCCGATCATCAAGCATGGGGCGAGAAAGAAGAGTTTGAGCTGCTTCCCGCGGGACGCTACCTCGCGCAAATTGTTTCGAGCGACATCGTCGACACAAAGGCCGGCAACGGGCAGCGCTTGGTCTGGACGGTGGAAGTGCTCGACGGCGAGTTCACCGGCCGCCGGCTGGTCGATTCAATCAACACCCGCAACCACAGCGACGCCGCGGTCACGGTTGGAAACCAGCGGCTCGCGATGGTCTGCAACGCCCTGGGCATTCCGTCGGCCGAGGACTCGGAGCAGCTGCACCTGATCCCGTTCTGGGCGAAGGTCGAGCACCGGAAAGAGCGCGCCGAGATCACCTTCTACGAACGTCGGCAGCCCGAGCATCGGGGGAATGCTGGCGCGCCACGGCCAGCGCCAGGCGCACGATCGGCACCCGCCCAGGCACCCGCCACGAAGCCGTGGGCACGCAACTGATGTCGGCGGCAACAGAAACCAAGGCGGCGATCTGGGCAGCCTACGAGGCCGGCGCGGACGGCGGGCAGCGCGCGCACCTCGGCGCCTCGATCATCGGCAAGGCGTGCGATCAAGCGCTCTGGTTCGATTTCAGATGGGTGACGCGCGTGAAGCACGCCGGCCAGCTCTTGCGGCTCTTTGAGACGGGGCAGCGGGAGGAATCCCGCGTCGTCTCTAACCTACGGCGCACGGGAGCGACCGTGCTCGAGGTCGATCCCGAGACCGGCAAGCAGTTTCGGGTGACCGCTGTCGACGGCCATTTCGGCGGCTCACTCGATGCGCTGATCAATGGGCTCCAAGAGTCGCCGCGGCATTGGCACGTCGGCGAGTTCAAGACCCACAACGCTAAATCGTTCAAAGACCTACTCGAGAAGCGGGTGCGCGAATCGAAGCCGCAGCACTACGACCAGATGCAGATCTACATGCGCTTAAAGGGTCCGGTCTGGGCGCTCTATGTCGCAGTCAACAAGGACACCGACGATCTCTATCTCGAGCGGGTTAAGTACGACCAGGAGCATGCGGAGCGGTTGCTCGAGCGGGCCACGCGGGTGATTTTCTCGCTCAACCCGACGCTGGCGAAGCTCTCCGAGAACCCGTCGTGGTTCGAGTGCAAGTTCTGCGACCACAACGCGGTTTGCCACAAGACAAAGCCAGGCACCTGGGCCGAAGTCAATTGCCGCACTTGCGTTCATTCGACGCCAGTCAAGGGCGGCGCCTGGACGTGCGAGCTGCACCAGACGGACATCGACCTGGCGACGCAGCGAGTCGGCTGCGATCGGCACCTGTATATCCCGCAATTGGTCAATGCAAAGCAAGTCGACGCGAACGTCGAATGGATCGAGTACGAGTTTCAAAACGGAGAACGCCGACGTGATGTCGGCATTGATAAAGGAGCATTAAAAAATGGAACATGAAAAGTTACTGCGAGAACACTTCGACGCACATAAAGCGGAATACGAAATTGTTATGGCGTGCGTCAATGAACACAACGAGCTTCAAGACAAAATCCTGCAATTGGAAAGGGAGATCAAGGAATGCCAAAAGCGCCAGCGACACATCAAACAAAGGCTTGATAACACCAATCCTTGGTGCTACATACCCGATGATTACATCATAGACAATCGAATTCGTCTTGACATGTAACCGGCCATTCGACAAGCGCCGGCTTAATCCCGGCATAAATTAAAGGAATGAACGAATGATTAAGGCAAGCATTGGTCAGCGAATCAAAGAAGCTCGTTCTCTTGATCGTTTGAGTCGGCGGCAATTGGCGGATGACATTCGTATGCTTGATGAGTTTGCAATAAGCGCATTGCCAAGCGTTATCGGGTGGTATATCGCGAAAACCTCAAGAGAAGGGTTTTCCGTTGATTTTTCCTCCGGGTTTGATTCGGGCTCCATTGCAGAAGCGGCTTATAACGTCGCCATCGAGATGATGCGGGAGCGTGAGCTAGTGGCTCACCAGTGGCCTCTCTACAATGGGCGGGCACCCGAATGAGCAATAACTCAA